TTACTTACCAACAGGGTAGCTATACCAAATACGAATACCGTAAAGGACTTCTTGATCTTTTCTATGTATCTTTTGGGTCCGGCTTTTAAACTCAAAACTAATTAGTTCATGGCTTGGGTAATCATTAAAAAAGTCACTCATATACTTTGAACAAGCCATTCGGACCTTTTCGTTATGACTCATAAAACTATCACTATCTTCCAGCTCAAGGTGGGTCGGATGCCATTCTGTAAAGATGATTTTTCGACTCAATTTCTTTAATGAAGTAAGCCCTTGGTTTATCAAAACAAGCAAAGATGTATTAAAAGAGGAGACATCTTCCTCAGCGGCGTAGTCAGTTACAGCCTTATGTAGAGTGGGTGTCAGCCTAATTTGACTGCGCTTCCAAGTATTTTGTGATTGCAATAATTCTGACTCTAATAAATACGTCATTGTTACATCCTATAATTTAAAATATTGGTTGACATCAATTATAGTGTCATGAAAACAATATTGTCAATGACATTATTTTTAGTGTCGTTAGTTTAGATGTAAAATCTCGTAAATATCTTTTGAAAGCTTGGTAAGAGGTCATTGATCCAAACTATAAATAGCACTTCCGCATAAAAGTCGATTATTATTCATTTTAACGGTGATACAATCAATAAAAATTCACCGTTATCAAGGATATTGCATATCTATTACCAAATCTCTACTTCTGATACTGTTTTCTACGGTATTAATCACTGCGTGCGATTCATCACTTGATACATCGGATGACACTGAGGGGGTAGCCGCGAAAGAAAATCTAGTTGAGGCGACTGGAAACCCTTGTTTAGAGCCTTGGGCCATTGACAGAATGAAAGAGCATATTAAGGAACAAGCAGAAGAGGTAATTACTACTAAGTACGGTGCGGGTGTTATTGATACGTCGTTACTTTATGACTCAGAGATATCCTTTGACTATATTTCACAGCCCACCACTCTTGAAAATGGAGATTTGTCTTGCTCAGCAGAGGTAAACGTATCCTATTTAGGAAATGCGAATTCAGCAGATGATCTAGCGGTTATGTATAGTAAATTGGTCAACAGTAATATTGGGTACAACTCCAATCCTTTTGCTAATGTTTATAGTGGTTATGATATCAAGCTAGAGCTGGCAAGTATGGGTATTAGTGAATTTAATATTAATGAGTTTAATGATATTTCAGGTAATACATTTTCAACTAAAATGGATTATCAGCTGAAAAAAACGTATTCAGAAACTGGAGAGGAACAGCAAAGTTATGAAGCAGGTATTGGCAAACCGGCTGCAATGCTTGCAACGATAGCGCTATTAGATAAGTTTATACAAAAAAATAAAAATTCTGACAATGCTTCAGGTGTTGATAGCATGGAAGATCAGGCAGTGAAAGCAGATAGCTATTATGAAGATGAGTATGTAGAAGACTATGAAGATTTTGAGGAAGATTCAGCTGTTATTACTGATCAGACGCAGCAAGCTTCTAATGTAGAAGAACCTAGAAGCGAAAAGCCTGGTAATGAAAATCAAAAGGTAGGTGATAGAAAGCCAACTAAGGCTGTGACAAGTACTTATGCAGACGAGGTTGATACTGATATAGATGAAGATAAATACGATACTTCTTATGTTTATGGTTATGAAGCCGAAAATGTAGAGTAGGAAAGCTAGAAATAGTACGAAGCCAGTCAAAGGAACACCCCACAAGCCAGCCCCTGCAAGCCCCTTAAACTAGACGTATTCACTACGTTTATTTAAGGGGCATTTTTTATGTCAAAAAGAACAGACCCAATCACTTACAACCTAGCAGATCGCGGCCGCAAGCATGTTGGCGTTGATCGGTCGGACATGAACGTTCAATCGATGATCGAACGTATTAACGCGCCTGATGTTCAAGAGTTGGTTGCCAGTGGTGATCTATACGGTTATTACGGCCATGAAATACGCGCACGTTTTGGCATGAACCCGCCTGATGTTTGGCTAAACCCCAAGACTGGCGAAAACATACGGATTGAGCCAGCCCTACGCACAATCGAGCTAAGCGCCGACAGTGACGGCAATGTCACATCAAGACATGAGTTTTTAGATACCGATACTGGTAAATACTCACAAAAACTTTATACGAGCAAGGCTGGCGGGTTTAGCAGCGCCGTTATGCGCAAGCGCGGTGAGTCAGGTAAGTTTGATGTCACAAGATTTTATGGGTTCGACTACGTTCGCCAGCCTAATTACAACACCAATCGCGGTAGCGGTACGTTCGATAGCTTGTTTTGGCTAGATGAAGATGAAGCTGAAATGGCGTTTGACAGTATGGACGGCCTAACCCCGCAGCAAGCCAGCCACAAGGCAGCACTTGAAGCCGCTATTTTGCACCAGTACGACAGTATAGCGACCGCCAACGAAGCGGACGTGATGATCAGTCATTACCAAAACGAATTAATGCGATCACAGGACGAGCAGGTTAGCCGCCAAGAGAAACTAGAGCGCCTACGCCAGCGCCGCCACGACCGCAAACAAGAGGTTTTTGACAGCTTGATTTGTCCGTCAGTTGATTTTGGTCAAGCTATGGCGCAGTGGGATAACTTCAATGCGCAAGGCACAAGTGATCTTGATCTACGCACGATAGCCGATAGCAAGCAAGCCAAAGCGGATCAAGAGGCACATCACCGTGAACGCACCCGCATTTTCAAAGGCCGCTAAGGGGATATTATGAACAAGGTTAGCCGTTTGTTATCCCCGCTGGAATCAATACAGAACGCATGGGGATTAAAGCTAAGGGATTTTCGCCAGTGGTGCACGCCAGCTGGCCAAAAGTCTATTAGAGACTGGAAAACGCGCCGCGTTGAGGGCGCTATTATCGTGGCCAAAGGCAGCATGGTTGATGACGTTGAAAATATGCTAAAAGCTGTCCAGCAGAACGAAAACGCCGAGGCCATGGGTGATACGACTAACTCAGGCACGTCAGTAAACCTACCAATCATGGTGACGGCCATAAGTGCCGTTGAATCCCCGCCCGAACGTGAAGCGGTTATTGGTTCCCCAACATGGCAAAATGTGGTAGTTCCGACCGACCCATTACGGCGCGTGGTGCAAATGAGGACAGCCGCCGTGTCTTATCGTTGCCAAATAGCCTTTTTTGCCCCTGATCCTCATGCGGCCTCATCGATTGCCAATCAGTTTGTTAACTTTTGGAAGCATGAAGCCAAGCGCGGCATCGATGTTTCTTATGAGCTGGGTTTTGCTGGCGAGTCAATCATTAAGGATGTATGGAATTTTAGAGTCGTAGAAAACACGCTTTACCCTGATAAGGCAGACGTAGGCATTGAGACTGTGCACGCCGTAACGGTTGATTGCATTGTGGTAGGTGCTGAGCCAAACGTAGTGGGGCTTGACGGCTATGATGACGACATTACCGACACTGGCGAACCTGACGGCAGCATACCGCCAAACTTGCCACCAGTGGGCGGCCACCGTGACCCGCCTGATAAGTTGAATAGTTTTGTCATTGAGGCCGACATTATCGAGTGTGAAGCGAACCGACACACCCGCGTAACAGCTGATCCTATGACTGGTGATATTAGCCAGCAAGATATTAAGGATGACGCGCTATGAGTAATAAAAAACCAGCCAACCCGCACGCAATCTACATTGATTCACGCGCCGCTACCTATGACGGTGAAGCCGTGCGCATCTTGGCCGTAACCCTTGCTGACAGCGGTAAGATTTTGATCAGTAAAGAGGTTGAATGGCGCGACCAGCCAGCCGCCAAAGGTGACACGATCGTTGTAACCGATACGCCTAACGTCTTCAATCACTGGGGCTTGGCGTTCAATGAAAAAGAGCAGATGCAAGCGGTTATGGCAGCTTATAAGGCCAGCTTAGCCGCTGGCTTGCTAGTGATCGATAGCTCAGTGCAGCGTTACGACCCTAAACAGGTGATCCAAACACGTAAGGTCGATGAGCGCGGTAAGGCGCTCGATTTTGACAGCATGGGGATTAATAACGGCCATATTGCAGTATTGCTTGCAGTATGGGCGGCAAGATCAGCCCACGGCGGCTATGTTATAACCCGCCAGCCCGAAGCCGAAGCAAAAGAGGCCGAAGCTGACGAGTTCGACATGATGCCGTTTAGTATCTAGGCGGCGGCGGTATGGTTGATAGTTTATTAGAGTTACCCGAATGGCTAGAAGTGTGCGACCGATACCGCTATGACATAACACGTTTTGCGGTTGAAGCGCTGGACATGACGATCGATTCAGGACAGGCCGTAACCCCGCAGCAGGAATTGCTTTTTGAATCGATCCAAATTCCAAGTAGTCGCACGTCCGTTGCGTCAGGACACGGTACAGGTAAATCACGTAGTGCTGGCATTATCGCGTTGTGGCATTTACTTTTTTACCCTGAATCCGTCATGCTTTTTACCGCGCCGCAAATTGGCCAGTTAAGGACGGTCGTTTGGAAAGAGATTAATATTTGTATTCAGCGCTTGCGTAATAACCCCGCGCTTGGCTGGCTGGCTGATTTTGTCGTGGTACTGACAGAAAAGATATACATCAAGGGCTTTAAAGATACGTGGTTCGTTTTCGCTAAGACCGCGCCCAAACACCAGCCGACCAACATTGCTGGCCAGCATGGTGATCATTATATGGTATGGGCTGATGAGGCTTGCGGTATCGATGATGCGGTGATGGAAGTTGCTATCGGTGCCTTGACCCATGAAAACAACAGAGCCGTGCTGACGAGCCAGCCCGCGACCAATACAGGCTTTTTCTATGACACACACCATAAGCTAAGCCACCATAACGGCGGCGTGTGGATTGCATTGGAGTTTAACGGCGAATTATCCCCGCTAGTCAGTGAATCTAAATTGATCGAGGCGCTATACCAGTATGGCAGCCGTGATCATGCAGGTTACATGATCCGCATACGCGGTAAGTTCCCTGAGTTAAAGGGCAAATTCTTACTGACGCGATCCGAAATAACGCAAATGCTAAAGCGTAAACCCGCGATCACTGAGGAAGACGAGTACGGCTATATCATAACCGTGGACGTTGGCGGTGACGTTGGCCGTGATAGCAGCGTAATTAGTGTGTTTAAGGTCGTGGATAAGGACTACCAAGGCCGCATTGAGCGCCATGCCCACTTGATTGATATACCGCTATTTAGCAACAGAGCCGATATTAACGAGCTTAAAGCCAAGATCTATGCAACGGTTGCCGAATATGCTGGCGCGACCATTGTTATCGATCCTATGGGCGCTGGTATGGGTTTATGCCAGTCACTTAAAGCTGAGGGCTTGTATTTTGAAACGGTAAACTGGGGCGTGCCTTGTTTCAATAACAACCTAAAAACGCTTTACTTCAACAAACGTGCTCACGCTTATGTGACCATGGCAAAAACCGTTGAGCGTGGCATATTCAGCATAGCGCCAAAAGTGCGCCGCATGTACCAAGTTGTCACCAACCTTGAAACGCAAATGAGCCGCTTGCCGTACTTCTTTGATGAAAAATCACGCTGGGGGATCACCAGTAAAAAGGACATGCTAAAAGAGGGTATCACCTCACCCGATATTGCCGATACGTTCGCGTTCGCCTTTATGGAGAATATCAATTACACGCCAGCCAACAAGGTCGGATTTAAGGGCAGCGATAAGGATAAACAGCAATGGGAGGACTTGGACGAGCTGGCCGCGCTTATGGGATAAAGTAAACATTAGTTTTGGTAAATTTTTTGGCCAATTTACCATTTAAAAAAATAACCCTAATAATCAACGGTTTATAAAAAAGCCGTTTTTATATTTAATGAACCATTGTTTGTATAAAGAGGCGAAATAGTAAGGGACAACAACCCCGCCATGACCCTCAGTCAAAGTGGTGGAACACAGCCCATCAAGCCAGCTGGCACGCTGTAAAATTAAGCCATACACGTAAATTGCATATTGGACAATAATTATGGCGGCAAATATAAGTTCTGTTATTTTCAAAATAACCAAGGCTGGCAAGCAAGCAGCATTGGAGGCCAGCGGCGATAGCGCAAAGATATTGATTGATCTGTCTTATGTGGCTGTGGGAACCAGTAAATACACCCCAACAGGCAATGAAACTGGGTTAAAAAACGAGATCAGTCGCGGTAGCGTTGTGTCCGCTGAGATTGACGAAAATACCTTGCGATTTTCTACCACGATTTATAGCGATACTATCGTGCCAGTCTACGAAATGGGGATTTTTACCAAGTCAGGCGTATTGTTTGCGGTGGCCGCATCCAATAGCAGCCCTATTGTCACGCTTTACCCTAACATCGCGTTTGTGACCTCGTTTGGCTTGGCGGTAGACGATATTGATGCAGGTAGCATTACGGTCAACACAGATCACAATAGCGTCCTTGCTAATACCCTGATGCAAAACCACTTAGCCGCCGTGAACCCGCACCCTCAATACGTGGCAGTCAGCCGCTTTCAGTTCCTTTTGGATGTATTGTTCCCTATGGGTTACTTGTACTACTCGCACAGTACAACCAACCCTAAAGCCAAGTTTGACCAGCTGCTAGGTATCGATACGTCATGGCGTAGGCTGGCTGGCAGAATTATTGTCGGTACAGATCCAAATGACAATTACATTAAGGACGCAGGTTTAACGCTTGGCCAAAAGGGTATGACCGATCTTGCTGGCAGTAACGAACGGCCAAACGTCTACCCGCTTCAAACAACCCATATTTTTGAGCGTTACGATCCAAACGATGTGATCGTGACAGTATGGAATATCAGCGCCAACAAATCGTCTGTCACTGAGGGCGGCGTGGTACGCTTTACCGTGACGGCAAACAACATACCTGATGGGCAGATCTTAGACTGGACGGTGAAAGAGGGGCGGTTAAATAGCGCAAGCAATGATGTAACCTCGCCTGATAAGTCTCAGACTGGCACGGTTATTATAAAAAATGGTAGTGCAACGATTGATTTTACCACCACGCCTGATGACAACGCCGCTGAGCCGCAAAAGCATGTACGGCTAACCGTTGGCGCACCCGCCAGCCTATCAATAAACGTACCTATCAACGATCTTGGCAACAACGAAACAGCATTGCATATCACGCAAAGCACGACCAATGGTATGCAGCTTGATGAATACTACAAACAGCAAAGCGGCAGCTACCCTACATCGACCGATAAGATCCGCTTTATCGTTGATGCTGGCGTGGATATTATCGCACCCAACACTAGCAAGCCAGCCTTGATAGACGGTGATAAATGGCCGTCAGGATCTCAAATTGTTGTTGAGAATCGCGGACGCATTTTAGGGCGCGGTGGCGCGGGCGGGCTTGGTGGCACTTTTCTTGACGGTTACAGTAATTTTAGCGCAAACACCTCAACACCAAAACTACTCGCAACGAAAGGCGGTAACGGCGGCACAGCGATCAAGGGTGATATGCTAGTAGAAAATTACGGCCTCATTGCTGGCGGCGGCGGTGGCGGCGGGGGTAACGGTAGCTGGCGCTTAAAAGAATCAGACAACTATCAGATTTACATGGGCGGTGATAGCTCAGGCGGTGGCGGCGCACCTTTAGGGGAGGCGTTTTACAACAGAACGCATATAGAGGGGTGGTTAAATGAGCCAACCATTAACAGTGCTGCTATCGACAACCTAAAAGAGATCATAAGACTTGCTAACGTGCCAGTCGAGGGCAAAAATGATGATATTTCAAATATTAGCCTCAGACCTGATGAAAAAAACTGGTTCGCTAACTACTTGCGCAACACTGAGTACAACTACACGACAGGCTATAGCGCCGCGCCTATTGTTGACGCGTTAGGGCTTAAAGGAACGGCGGTTACAGTGACTATGCCTATCCCCAAAACAGGCTATATGACAGCTGATAGCGTTGGCGTGTCAGACAGCTACTTTAACGATCCTAACACCTATTTTGTTGATACGTGGACGGCAGGTAATAGCCCGACATACAAAGCAAGCCTACCTATGCAAAACCCTTTTGCTGGCGAGACTTTAAAGGGCGGTAAGGGTGGCTTAGGGTTTACTTCAACAACCTCATTCGTAAGGTCGCATGCTAAACGAGCGTTTGAGGGCAAAAGTTACGAATCCTTTATGCGTGCAGGTAGCGGCGGTGATGTTGGCGAAAGCGGAGAGGGCGGCCATTTAAGTCATGTTAGTGTTTACACCATAGGATCGCCTAATACTTTCAACATTACAGCCATTGAAGATATACCAAGCGACTTTGTTATTCAGACAACGCCAGCGGCCAGCGGTGGCCTTGCAGGTTACGTTAAAGAGGGTAGCGCAACCATTACCAACTATTCAGCTGGTACAACCAAGGGGCGTTAATCATGGCAGATCCTATTACATTTATAGTAACCAATGCTGGCAAGAGCGCCCTTGCCAGCGGCGCGGTCAAACTGGCTTATGTGGCACTGGGTAGCACCAAGCGCGTATCGAGTGGCAGTGAGACAGCCTTGTCAAACGAGGTTGTCAGAACCCCAATTATAAGTGGCGGCGTTGAACCGATCAGCCATGTTTTAAGATTTAGCGCGGACACCAAGACACCAAACGGCCATTCTATTTTTGAGGTCGGTTTGATCACCGATCGCGGTATTCTTTTTGCGATCGCCAGTTCAAACAGTACGCCCTTTTTCTCAACAAGCCCCACAAGCAATATTGCCACCTCGTTTGGCATGTTGCTCAGTGAGAGTGAAGCGGCTGGCGTGTCAGTCATTAGTAACGCCAGCGACAATCCAGCGCTGGCTGTTATGGAGTCGCACTTAGGCGATCAGTATGCCCATGATCAGTATTTAACCGTTCCGCGCTTTCAACAGTTGCTAGATACCATGTTCCCTATTGGTTATTTCTACCACAGCGAAGCGAACCCCAAAGCCTTGTTTGATGAGCTATTAGGGGTTAGCACTCAATGGCGGCGTGTTACTGGCAAGATCATTGTAGCGACAGATGCTAACGATTCGTTTATCGATTCCCCTCAAATAACTTTAGGGATAGAGGGCATGACGACTGAGGCCATAAGCCAGCGACCACAAGCCTACCCATTACATACCAGTCATATATGGGAGCGTATCTAACCATGCAAAATATCTACCTAAACGCCGTCAGAACGCACGTTGATTTATTGGTACGCCGATCGCGTACCGACAAGCTTATCGTGTGGGATGTTGGTACAGACGAGATCAACGACCCAAGCCTTATCGCTTATCGTGTGTATGGTGATCGTGATAATGCAGACGTGGTAATGCTATGCGCTGGCACTAATCGCATAGGAGAACCCTTGCTAAGCCGTACCATATTTTTACCCTTGCCAGCCAACTTGGTGCAGCTTAAACGAACCCGTTTAAGCAAGGACTTTATGAGCTATGGATAATTATCCCGAAGACTTTTTGAGTCCTGATCGTGAAGACAGCACCAGTTACCAAGATCGACAGCTTAACGGCATGACGCTTGACGAGCTTAGACGCTGGCGCACACAGACAGGCAAAACCGTTGGTCAGCAGCGCAAGCACGCCAGCCGCCAAAAGCAGTATTTTAAAGACGTATTGCAGGATATCGAGCAGGGCGAACGCCTGACGACCAAAAAGCTAGCCTCATTGGTTAAGACGGCCAAAAACAGGGCTGGCATTAGCGCTGGCGAGTTACTAGAGTTCACGCTAGGCGATACCAAGCGCAACCGTGAGTTAAAAAAGACGCTTAACGCCGCGATACTTGATGCCTACCTCGCCCATGTCAAAGCGGCCTCAAACAAGTTTTTAGGCGGGATCACGCCGCAACAGGTGATCAATCAATCCCGCGTAGAGGATATCAAGCGTGCTAATACTCAGATCCACCTTGCCAGCGTTTTTAAGCGCAAGGGTAACGTGATCCATTTTGTCACGAACGCAGGTATCGGTAGTAAGGACACGCACCACTATGTGACGGTGCAGTTGCTCGACTATCCAAACTTGCTGCTAGGCTGTACCAAAGCGCCAAGCGTGGTGAACGTTAAGAACGCCGTCATTGACGGTAAAATACGGTTTGATTGTGACTGTGGTCGTCATCGCTACTGGTACAGGTATGTGGCCACCGTGGGCAAGTACAATTATGGCCTTGATGAAAACCGATACCCCTCAACACGTAACCCCAAACTAACTGGCGTGGCTTGTAAGCATGCCTTACGTGTCATGAAGTACGTTATCAGTGCGCACATGATCGCCAAGATCAAAGATTATGCGCGTGAAGACATAGCCAAGGCCAGTAACCAAGTTAAGTCGCACCGTAGGCCAGCCAAGACGCTAGAACGTGAAGCCATGAAGCAAACAGAGGCGCTTAACAACTGGAATGGCCATTTGCATTGGAGCAAAAAGATCAAGCAAGCCGCTACCGCCGCGCAAAAGCAGATCAAGGCTGAGCAGAAATGCCAGCAAGCCAAATCACCTCACCAGCCAACGCAAGCCGAACGCGCCAGCTACCAGTACGCCAAAAATCAGCTGGGCAAAAAGAACGTGCCAGCCAATTTTAAAGAGATCTATCAGACCGAAATTAACAACTATCAGAAAAAATGGGGCAACAAATGAGCTTACGGATAGAAAACGAGCTGGTGACGAACGGCCAGCGTTTGACCAATCGCCTTATTACGTTACGAAGCCAGTCAGTGATACCGACATTCGCTTTTAGACGGACGGTTTTGCCAGTCGATGACAGTACCAACGACCGCGACCGCGATACTTGGTCAGGCTTAGGATCGGTAAGCAATAGCGATGAACACGCGATCGATTATGAGCCATTAGGTCATGCGATGGTTTTAATGCTCGATAGCTTGGGCGGCGCGTTTCACGATACTGGCAATTTTGTTTTGCCCGAAGAAATGTCATCGATCGTACTTGTTGAGCCTTACGATATCGAATTACAGGGCGATGAGCGCTTAAAAAATATGCCAAACTGGGAACCAAAAAAAGGCGATCTTCTTTGTTTCATGCTAAATGGCCATAAGGAATACCACGAAGTCACAGGTATTATGGCGCAAGCAATGCTTGCCAGCGCTGGCAAGCGATATGCACTGGCGCAGCGGTTCGATCTTGATTATCTTGACGCGTTCGATGAAGCCGACATAAAAGACGTGGCCACACCCTACGAGTAAAAGCCGACATGTCAGCCATTAAAAAAGCCGCCTAATAAGCGGCTTTTTTGCGTTTGGAACACCCCTAAAACGCCCATTTGAAACGCTATTAACATTAATCCTATCAGTTTAGATGTTCTATCACTATCCAACCGACCACATAGGATTAACCCCATGGATAAGAAGCAAGCCGCAGTATTTGATGTAGCAGCACATAAAGAGGTACAAGCAACACGCCGCCTTATGCGCTTTTTAGAAGACAAGAGTAATGGCAATAATCAGGTAGCAGCGTTTGACTCAATGCTAGCAAGTCACACCAAAGGCCGTGAAGCAGCAATGAGTGAATTGCCTGAGTCGCTACAGCGTATCTTAAACAGTAAATACATGGCAGAAGACCAGCAAGCGGTATTTGATGGTTTAGAAGACGGTATTGTTGAATTTAAGCGCCGTAACGGTGGTGAAATGCCGTCAGAATATGCAATCGCAGCAGCATTGACCACAGCCGCAGCGCCGTTTGGTGGTGCTGAAAAGTACGATAACAACTCAGAGCCTACGTTTGATAGCTTGTCACTTGGCCACCACGAAGCGTTATCAATCGTGCCAGCCGCAACACAAGTAATTATTGCTTATGGTATTTCTAATTCACTACCGCTGCTATCAATGTTACCTAACCCAATGGGTAGTAACGAATTGCCAATCGTTTACGGTTCAGCTGTCGCAGGTTTAGACATGGGCGTTATGCGCCGTGGTGAGTTGATGGACGGCGATAAAGCGGGTATGCCATACCTAGAAAACCGTCATACATTGACCATGGAAAAGACCGCCGCTGGCACGTTCACGCTAGAATCTCATGTCGCTTATACCGCTGAAAAGCGCGGCGATAAAACTGTTAAATTTACCGTGGATAAAAACTCAGCCGTTGCACCGTTCTTAGGTGGCCGTGTTGCCATTATGATTAAGGGCATTGAGATTGCCAACGACAAGCACCGTGATCACCCGACCAATGGTGGCCGTAGTGTTCTACAGCCGCTAGATCCAGTTGAGATCGGTACAGATACTTATATCGTAACGACCGCCGTTGCCGATCTTGATACGCATACTATCGAAGTTAATTTTGACACAACAAACGGCGTTGATCCTGAAGCTGACGATGTTAGCCTTGAGCTTGTCTTTGACTATGAGCGTAAAGACAGCAACGGCAACAACATTTTGCGTGAACCATCGGTAGACATGGAGTTTTTACACCGTTCTATCTATGCAGCCCCTCATCGTTCGCGTTCTACCGCGTCAATCGATGCGATCACTCAGTTATCTAATGAGCTTGGTATCAACTGGTACGGAGCCGCGCAAACAATCGCTATGCAGCGTTACTACTTTGAGCAGACAGGCCGCTTATTGCGTACCGCATTTAATATGTGTCTATCAGACCAAAGCGCGAAAACTGGCCGCGTGGTTACGTTTGACTTTAACAAGACTGGTGTGTCACCAACAAACCTACCTGATGCGTTCTCTAACATTAATATCACGTTAGGGCTGGCACGTACTCGCTTGTCTCGCGCTATTAACACGGCGATTGCAGGTTACGACCTTTATGTTTCAGATCGCGGCGCGGCGTTCTTCTCAGGCATGGGTGGCCAAAATTACGAATCAACAGGCGTACCGTTTGGTGATCAATATTCTGTCTATCGTATTGGCCGTCTTAAAAACAACGGCGCAAACGTTTATTACGTCCCATCAAGCATGGGCGTGTTTGACGAAGAAACAGACACCACTACAGCACACGCATTGCTAGTGCCACGCGCTATCACGCCAGCACAAGCACCGTTTGTAGGCTTTACCGCAGTACCGCCAATGGTACTAACATCAAATGCCAGCGCGTTTGAAAAAGACGTGGCGATCTATAGCCGCATGGCTGGCGAGGTTAACCCAATTCCACGCTATCGCAATCAGTGCATGTTGATCGAAATGATTAACTTACCAGCGCTTTAATAAACAAGCACAGGTTTAGCCACTAAAGCCTTGCTGTCATAAGTGGCAGCAAGGCTTTTTTTAATCTCATATTTAACCAAACCAAAGGATTATCCAAATGACAGACGTAAAGCAATTACCTGACAACCTTGAACAACTAGAGCAGATGACAGAGTTTAAGCGCGTATATAAAAAATATACCGTTGATCAGCTAGAATATCTATTGACCGAAGCCGAGGTTGATTACCTAAGTGCTGATAACAAGTCAGAGCTTACATGGCGTTTGCTCGATCATCGCAACTTTGATTTTGAGGCCGTGCTTGCCGAAGCGAACGGCGAACAGTCAGAGCCACAGGACGCACCAGCAGACGAGCCGACCGATGAGCAGCCAGTACAGCAAGACGAGCCGACCGACACGCCAGCTGACGCAGCAGATCCAGCACCAGCGGATGAGCCGACCGATGAGCCGACGCCACAAAAACCTTGGTTTCAACGTAGGAGTCAATCTAACGAGGTGTCAGAGCCTACCAGTACCACAGCAATAGACAATGAAGACTATGTGGAGGTTTTGAATGTGGGGGCGTTCCCTTTTTTCGAGACAGCAACCAGTACGCTAGTACCAGCAAAGAAAAAAACCAAAATCTACCCTACACCCTTAGTCGGTGTAGATCAGATCATGCGTAACGTGAAGCAATATAATCACACTCGCGGTAATAAGTTGTGCGTTCTTAATTAAGCGACTGGCGACCATGGCAGCCGCAATCTTATTGCGGCTGCTATCTTAAACTTATTAATAGGATTGATTATGATTGAGAGCAAAACATTAGGTAGCGCCGCTGGTGTCCAGTATCAAGGCGTTATAGACAACTCAGAAAGCACCAGTTTACCGTCATTGGCCAATGGTGTTATTACTGGCCGTTTCAAGCGTGGTCGCATGGATAAGCCGTTTAAAGTGACGGCCAACAATTACCAAGCGTTGTTAGGGCGCGATCCATCGAACCCAAGTTACTTGGCCGTTGAGGACGCATTTAAGCGTGGTATCAGCGAGGTTAGCATCTTGCGTACAGGGGGTATGGAGCAAGCGCCAGCTAACACCAATGTTAATTACATTAAATTGATAGCCCCACCGTCAGTCATCCCTTTTGATAGAGGAGTTGCGCCGTTATGAACTCAGTTGCAGCGTGTTTGAAAGTGCAAATAGGTAACAAACCAGTACAGCTTAAAAGCGTTATTGAAAACTTTTATAATTTCGCAGACATTGCGCCGCCAGAGGTGATGATAGAGCAGGTTATAGCACTTAGTTTTTTAGGTGAGTATTTTTCAGGTTTTACTAACTGGTTTAACATGCTACCACTTGTTCCCATGCCTATGCCTGAGGGTGATGTGAAGGTGATACAGGTTGGATTTACCGTTGACGAAAACGCCAATTCTCTTGACGATGTGTTTAACAATAACGCCGAGCCAGCATCATCAAATATCGCATCTAGCATTACATTGTCAGGATATGACGATGCTGGCTTAAAAGAGGGGGTTAAAAACTTGATAGGCGTAGGCGTTCCGCTTAATTGGACAGATCTTGTTGATAATACGCCAGCTAGCGAGTTGCAAAACCTTATTGATAATGTTGGTTTTAATGAAAGTCAGTTTCAGATTCATTACGAACCCATCGAGCTAAAGATCCATCGTTGTACGCAAGATGATATTAGCGGCTTGTTTCAAGGTGATCATCCTGAACATGTAGATATGTTTGATAGCGTAAGAATTATGCTCACAGGTCGTTTGAGTGAGCTTGACGACAGAGGCTTATCGCCAGCTTATTACGATAGCGCCAACGATGTGATCGTATTGCGCTCTAATTACTATACGACTCGTATAGAGAGTTTCATGCAGGATGTTTAGTGGCAATAGTTGCTATGGAACACCCCTAAAAGCGTAAATCAAACCTTGCCTATACTGATGGAATACCAACACAGTATAGGCATTTTATTATGAGCGCTCAGACCCTTTATTTAAGTATTCTAGCGTCTTCTATGGCGCTGACGGAATCACCAAATCCCGCAGCGCTGGCAAGTATTGAGCTTGTCACAGAATACGCGTTTGACTCAAATGTTGTGGCAAAAGTCATGGCAGTTGATGAAAAAACCTTTACCGAGTCAGCAGACCCCTTGAACAATCTTGTTTTTAAGATCAGCCTTACCGATAAGATAGATGCAAGCGTCATAACCGAGTTGACAGGCCGCTTATACACTGGCGGCGGCGTTGAAGCCCTAGAGGAGCACCACGGCGATGATTTTGGCTATATTACCAGTAAGTTAGACTTCTACGGCGCGTTAGACAGCCAGTATGATTTTTTTGAGACAGTTACCACAAGCTATAACGCAGCTGATGCAGCAGCGATCATGACAGCGCTTGATACCATGGGCGCGTTAAACCAGCTTGGCGATTATCGCGTGAAAGAGGTTGAGCTTGCCGTACCAGCCAGCACCGTAACCGACCTCACACCGACAGAGATCAAAAACGCATTGTTAGACATGCGCGATCGTCCGCGTTACCTAGTAACTTGTGACGTGGCCAGCCTACCAAATATCGAAGCATTGGCCGAGACAATGGGCAAGCTAAACTGTCACGTATTGCTTGATATTGGCGATATCAACGACTGGCAATCAGCGGTAGCACTGGCTGAAACGCTAAACATTAACGATCACCGTTTTTGGGTTTTTTGGAACCCTAACAAGTCACGCCCAAGCAATGCAGCAACCGTACTGGCGCGTAAAAAATGGCGGCCTTGTGTTGGTGACTACCTAGCGCAATTACTGATCCGAAATGCAGCCAGCAACGCGGCAGGAATCCCGCCTATTTACCGTCCGATCGCAGGTTATGACTTCCCTTTATCGTTCCGTGATATGGAGAAAAAAGGCGGCCTATCGCTTGATGAAGAAGCGCAAAACGCGCTTGCCAGCGCTGGCGTGAACGTGGTTATCAATGAACGTTTTGAGGGCGGCGATCGCTGGATTTATGGCGATGCGCTCACCCAGTACGACAGCAAAACAAGCGCCTTGCGTTTGATCAATGCCTCAGAGATCGAGACTTACACCGCAAACGTTGTTATTGGTATTGCTAAAAAGCATTTATTAAAAGGCATGAGCAGCTATATCAAAGACGCGACCAGCGAGTGTGAGCGCTTCTTAGATGCTTGTGTTGTCGATGACAGCGGTAAAGGCTTATTGGTGCAGTCGTCAGAGCTTGGCGGTCGTTATTATGCGCTAAGCATTACCCCTCGCGCCGATGATCCGTTCTCAAAAGTTGATATTAAGTTTAGCCGCCGTCCGCAAGGTTGCGCACGTCAGGCGTTCTTAGAAACCACCATTACCAAGTAACAACCCGCTTGATCACCAGCACGCCAGCGTTGGTGATCAGCAATAACCTCATGTAAGTAACTATTTTCAAGGAAAAATTATGCTAAACCCAATGATGAACCAGCGCCGCCGCGACCGTAACCATGAGCGCCAACAAGCCCAGTTTGACGCAATGAACCCAAAAGATGCCGCCGATAAGCTAGGGGCTGACCCAATCAGCGAGCGTATGGCTATGGTCGCTAACAGTCAAATGCGTATTCAGGCGCTATCGGTCGCGTTTATGCTGGCCGCTACGCTATCAGAAGCCGACTATGACGATGAAGATATCTTGCCAAGCGAAGTGCTAGATGCGTTGATGCTTGAAGCGTTTGTCGATGATGACGATGAAGATATCGAGGGTATCGATGAAAACGTTAAGGTCGTATTCTCAGCCCACGTAGCAGACGCACTATCAACGCTTAGCGTTGAAGACTCAGTGATTGATGATTTGTTTGATGATGACGTTGAGGTTGCCGATGCAGCAGCACTTGCCGCCGCCGAAACTGTGCTAGAAAACATGCCTGATGACGGTGATGATTTTGATCTTTTTGTGGCCGCGTTTGCTTATAGCGATGAAGACGTGGACGATGCAGAAGAATCGTTTGATAGCATGAATGGTCAAGAGCCACAGTTTGATGCCGCTGGCAAAAAATTACGCGTTGGTAAAAAGACAGTGAAAAAAGTTAACGGTAAAACGCTGACTTACAAAGCAGTCAAAGCCATTCGTAACGGTAAAAAAGTCACCATTAACAAGCGTATTGGCGGCAAACCGCTACTTAAAGCTGGCCAAAAAGCCGCGCTCAAAAAAGCACGCCGCAAAGCGGGTACTGGTTCCGCGATCAAAAAACAGATGAAATCGTTTAGTAAAGGTATGCGCATGAACCTCTACAAAGGCAATAAAAATCGATTGAACGCTTTACAAAAGGCAGGATCAGCGCGTTATTTTAACGCTTAATAACGACATGCCAGCCTAAAAAAGCCGCCTCAATATGGGGCGGCTTTTTTATTGGAACACCGCCAGTAAGCCGTCAGGCTATCAACCTACAATAGATGGATAAGAACGCTAACGTTTATTTTATACAGGTGATCCATGAAACTATCAAACATTACAGCAAAGACAAAATTAGTGGCCGACTTCTCAAAACGCCTTTCTCGTAGCACCAAACAAAAGATAGTAGACACAGCCGTTGAAAAGGTAAAGCGGCTATCAGGCGCAAGCGTGCGCCCAGTCAGCATGGCATTAGAGAACGGCCAAACGGTTAAGATCTATTTACGCTTGGTTGATAACGGCGAAAAATACGACATATTCCGCATTGATGTTAACGGCAAAATGATCCCGCTATCAGGTGATTTTGACAACAGTTATAGCGATTCGTTTAATGCCTCAGTCGATGCGCTAGCAACCATGATCAACACAGGGCAAAAGAAGTTTGACGCTAAGCGTGCCAAGATGAAAGTGCGCAAGACACCCGCTGGCGGTAAAAGTAGAGCCAATCGACCGATGAATAAATCGCAGCAGCGTAACGCCTTGTTTGACGAGATCGCAGATCTTGACGCGATTATCAAAACTAAGGCCGAGGAAAAAGCCGCGCTAACGGATCAGTTGGCCAAAATCAAAGCAAGCAATAAGTAACAGGTGAGATCATGCAAAACAGCTACATAGTAGACGCTTTTTTGACTGGTGCAGCGTGGATGACGCTTATCTTCTTATATTTTGACAGCCGCGCACGTATCAAGGGGCTTAGCGAGGTCATTAGTGCCAATACGCTAGCCGTGGCACTATCAAGATCGGTAAAGGCGGCAACCAGTTTGGCCGTGCCAGCCGCCGCGCTTTATTTATTCGCGTTATGGCGCTTTTATGCCTTGATGGTACAGACGCAAACTTGGGGCGCTGGTGGCATAGGTTTACTAACGGCGCTGGCGTGTATAGGTGTGCCTTTAATATGGTTGTTTGTCATGCTCGTTTTCGTAAGTCATAGCCCATTCGCTAACTTACCCCTACCTGAGTCAACCAACAAATACTCAAAACGCCCAAACGTTGTAAATAAGGCTGGCTATGATTGATACTCAAAAGATAAAAGCCATGATTGATCACTGGCTGGCCACGCCGCCAAACGGCTATTTTGGCCAAAGTTACGGCGCTGATGTGCGCAACATGCTATTGCGTGAGCTGAACACTGACAACGCAGACGGCTTTTTGGCGAAGTTGCGCCGTGATATACCGCTATTAAACCAGCTTGATGATAGCCAGCTTAGTATCAACGTGGTAACAGAGGGTTATGACAAGCTGTATGTTTATCTAAAGGTCGGAGGCGTTAACATCGAGCTTGGCGAGTCAACAACACAAACCACAGATCAGGATTATTACGATGTCAGAGCGCAGTAAATTATTAGAGAGTATCAGCAGTAATATCAACGACTACCCCGAGGTGGCCGAGCGCTGGCGTGCTGGTGATCCGACCGTTAGAGCAATGCTAACATCGATCGTTGAGGCGGCAATCTTCCTAAAGCGGGATAACGATGTAAACACGGTTGAGCCGTTTATCAAGTCTAAAAACCGCACGATTATTGCTGATGCGATCAACAAAGGCGTGTTGCCAACAGCCACGCCATGCCAGCACCTTTTGACGGTAGAAAACAACTCACAAGCCACGGTCGTATTGTCACAAGGCCGTGTTATTGAAGACGGTACAGGGCGGCAATGGCGCTTTATGGCAGCCCTAAACTTGGCCGCTGGTGAGAAAAAAACCGTGCTGGTAGAGCAAAGCATTATTAACCGCGTGAGTATGACGGTTCCTATTAATGAGCCGTTTTATACCGTGGCGCTATCAACGACTGACGGCGCGTACTTCTCAGGCGTGGGGATCACAAACACGACCACTGGTGATATTTACACGCATACGCCTAAATTCATGAACGCCGCTATAGATGCGCCAGTCTATACCTTGCAAAGCGATGATCTAGTGACAATCAAGGTTGTTTTTGGGGCAAGCGACCGCGCTGGTAAGACCGTACAGGCGGGCGAAACGTATGAGTTTGCGATCACTCAATGTTATGGCGAGATCGAAGCCGCCAGCTTATCCCAAGCCGCGCTTAGCGAGATCAATAGCAGCAACGAAAGCAAGCTAAACCTCTATTTCAAAGCAGGTGATATGATTCGTGCTGGCGCGAACCCGCTAACGATCAACCAGCTAAGACTACTTGCCAGCTTCCCATCTATGTATGACCGTAACGCCGTCTTTATGGGTAACTTTACCTTTTTGGTAATGCAGCACTTCATGAACCGTTTTGACTATATGGCGATATGGAACGAAACCACGCATGAGAAATATTACGGCGCGTCATTAGATAGCATCAATCACCTAAACCTTGCTGTGGTAGCCAAGAGCAGCAGCACCAGTGAGAAAAACCAGCTGATCAGCGACATTCAACAACTGGTCGCACGCGCTGACAGCTTGCTAGAGGGGCGCGTTAGGATTAAAACCGTGGTAGAGCGACCTTACAAGATCACCATTACAGGCCGCTTGGGTGCGGTGCATGATATGGACTCAGTGCGAACGCAGATCAAAGAATTGCTACTGGTCAGCTATGGTAAAGGCTCCCTTGCCGCCATTCATCATAACGCCGATGGATTCAACCAATTAGAGATCGCAACGCGCTTGCGTGCTGAGATATCAGCCTTTCAAGATCGTATCAGTGATTTTACCGTGAGTAGTGAAGACGTGAGCGCCAATCCAGTTAAGCCGCATGAGTGGGCTTACCTAAGTAGCAGTAGCATAACCATCAACCTAACCCGAACGGCAGACAGTGGTAACGCGATATGGACAATGTAACCCTAACAGCCAGTGATTTTTTATCACCGATCTTGCATAGCAGCGCGGCCAACGAATTAGAACGCGCTATGGCTGGCGTGTTTGTTGATACTGTGCAAGATAAAATGATCGACCAGCTAAACGATATCTACAATTACGGTGCGGCATGGCAGGGCGGTCGTACTGTTGTTGAGCGCTTTACCAAGCTAAACGGCCTTGCTGTATTGCGGCGTGATGATGACGGTCTAAGCGACAAACTAATGAGCGTCATTTACGCAAATTGGGAGGCCATGGCCAGCGAACGCGGCTTGGCTTTCTTACAATTTGTTTTAGACATGCTTTACCCAAGCCAAAGCCAAGTTAAGCAGTTGTGGCACTCAAAAGCGCTGGCCAGTAGCTACCCAAACCACGTCAGAGAAAAGGGCGGTGATGGATTGTTTTTAACCAGCCGCGTGCGTATTAAGATCGATTCATCCGTTGATATTGCGGAGCTATCAGAGCTTGCGCCAACAATGACCCGCCTTGTGCCATGGCATATCGTGCCCGAGGTTGCCGTAAGCATTAATACTGATGACACAGGGCTAGCGTTCGCCGCCGCTGGCACGTTGTATCAAGCGGTTAATTTTTCGCCTTATTAAAACAACCACTAAAAAAGCCGCCTTTAATCTTGGCGGCTTTTTTTATGTCGGTTGATCGATGGAACACCCCTAAAAGGTACGGCTAATAACTTGTCAAAATAACCCTTATTACTTACTTATCAATAAAGGTCGTTACTATGAAGACAAACACCCCAAGCCTTGCAGCATACCGCAAGCAATACCAAACCATGAAGTCACTAGGCGCGGCTATGCTCGCTTGTAACGCCGTTTTGGTTATTGAGGGCTACGAGAACCTATACATGCTGCTACAGAACTTCCAGCGGCCAATTACCAGCCACCATGACTCAGCCGATGTGGATGCAGCACGCGGCTTACAGATGCACGCAGCTGGCACGCGTAAAACCAACTTTGAGTCACAATGGACGTTTATTGAAACCGAAAGCGGCGTTATCTCACAGTTTGCAGACGACTTGGTGAATATTCACAACGGCATTATTCCACTGGCACGCGTTTATGACGGTTTTGTTGATGACGGCGATAACATCAAAGGTATGCGCGAATATGAGCTTATCGATTGTGCGATCACGTTTGCTGACGGCGGCGGTGAGATCGATGCGGCCAGCCGCAGCCAAATCCTACAGGTACAGGCAAGTTGCCGCTACAACTACTTTGGTAATAGCAGCAAATTAGGCTCAACAGGCACGGACGTTTTCGCTAATACGCTAAACAGCGCACTAAGCACTCTTGGCGGCTTAACCCCATCATTCACTTCAAATGACGTTACCATTTTTGGTTAAGGCGGCCTTGTGAGCGTTAATGACACAGACGTAAATCACGTCATTGGCACGATCCAAGATGCGGCCAGTGAGTTGTATGAGGAGCTTTTAACGACTGGATATTCTTTATTGCTCAGTGACGTTGTTAAAGTATTTGTTATCAACGCTAAGAAATATGCGGGATGGTCAGGCGAGTTGCAGCATTGCCCTAAAAGCGATGAATCGTGCGTTAAGCCATTATTGGTGATTGATGAAAATACGGTTTTGGGGGTAGATGACTGGCTAATTGTTGAGCCAGTCATCCGCGCTCATTGTGATCTAGTACAGGCGCGGCGTATGGAGGGGGCGCAGAATTTAGGCGTTCAACCCGCTGGCATGTCGTCAAGCGAGGCACGCCAGCTATATGATGATGCCGTAAAAACAATGCAAAAAGAGGCGTTCCAATTCCAGCCGTTTAGCATTGAGATACCCAAAGACGATCCGCGCTATCCCAACGTTAGCCCTTGGTTGCTATGCCGCTGATAAACGTGGCCACCGATCCATTGGTGGCCACACCCTAACAAATCATTAATCGAGACAAACGCGTGAATATTCAGCTTGAAGATGGTAGTCAAATTGGCGGCGGTAATTTAATCAGCGCAATCTATCGAACCGACCTTGTGCCAGTACCAGTAACGTTGGAGCTAGTGGTAAAGGCTGATGATAGATTGCGTGATTTACTTACCATTGACCGCAAGATGACCACGCCAAAAGGCGTGCCGCTGGTAATTGTTAAGTCACAAGTAATAAACGAGCAAGCGATCAAGGCTGGCCGCCGCGTTACGGCTATTCATGTAATCGCTGTGATCGCTGGCTGTGAGGCACTACTTGGCGTAACCAATAAAGCTGTGCACTTAGAGAACACCAATTTTAATGAGGTTTACCGAGCACTTGGCGCAAAGGTGAGAATCAAGCGTGATATCAAGCTGGCCAGCTTCACTTGCTTAAAAGGGCAGTTGCCAACCGTAACAATAGCGCTGGCACTACAAAGAGAGGCCGCTGTAGTTTGTAGTACCGACAGTGGCTTATCTGTCATACGCCTAAATGAGATCGTTAGCGAAGATGCGATACTTTTTGATAAAAGTGCCGTCCAGTGGATCGATAACCCAAATGCGATCAAGCACGGCAACGTTAATTATCTGTCCATCGATGATAACGGTTCAGATATTTTAGGTACGGCAAAAGCTGAGCGATCAATACAGTATTACCCCCGCGCTGATACCCGCGAACTACAAAACCTACGCCGCATACTGATCACCAAGGCCACAATCACGCGCCAGCTAGATGAGCGCTTGGATGCTGGCAAGACCATATCCGTTGATGGGCAATCATTGATCACGCTCACTGGCGTACACACCTATGAGTCAGGGGCGGTAGGCGGTCGATCAGTCGCAGCAACAAAAGCATGGCTGGCACAGGTAGAGGACACCAGACAATGAGCTTTATATCCCCTTACATGCACCCCGCCAAGCTAATGAGCTATGACAATGCTAACCGTACCGCAAAAGTCACTATTGCTGGCTTAACGGACGGCTTAACCGAGGGGATCACCGCGATGCTGGCCTATCCTATTGGTGATGACGACTTGGACACCGAGCGCGAATTACTGGTAGGGGCTGACGTATGGGTATTTTTTGAGCAAGGCGATGTATCAATGCCAGTGGTGGCTTTTTATCGCCGTCATGGTCAAGGCCGCGCAACCGTGGATGTTCGCCGCATACGTCAAGAGAACATCGAGCTATTAGCGCGTACCAGCGTGACGATCACCGCTAAAGACTTTATCGATATAAAAGCCAAAAATGTAAATATCGAGGCCGACACAATCAATATCAAAGGTAATGTTAAACACGTTGGCAACTATGCCATGACTGGCAATCAGAGTGTGACAGGCAAGATCACCTCAACGGTTGATGTTGTCGCTGGCAATATATCCGTTCGATATCACAAGCATGGCAACGTTAAGAATGGTAGTAGCAATACCAGCGCACCATAATAATTAATCAGGCGGCAATATGAAACTTTTTGACAGAATGGCAGGGATGATGATAGGCCACCGCGAAATGAAACAGACGCGCACGCCGTCCAGTATTCATGACGCAAACCATCAATATGATGCCATGAACCAATTTGAACTTGGCACGTTCTACAACCAAGAAAAAATACCGCGCACCCGCCAGCAGATCTACACCATGTGGGAGTTAATGCAAAAAGACCCACAGATTGCAGAAGCGTTGAGCTTGCACGTAACCGCCGCATTAGGTGGCCACGAAACGACAGGGGATATGATCTTTATGACCCCGCATGACCGAATTAGAGGCAAAGGCCGCCGCGCCAAAGAATTACGTGACAAAGTGGAGCGCGAATCGCGCCACATGACGGCCATTATTAACCGTCATATCTTTTCGCTGGCACGTCAGGCAATCGGTTTTGGTGATAGCTATGCGCGTATTTATACCGACAAACGCGTGGGCGTGGTTGGCTTGATGAATAATCGACACACCGCGCCGCCGCTGATCATGCCGTTTGAGCAAGCAGGGGATACGATCGGTTTTCATGCGTTAGAGGAGGAGGATTTTGAGCGCTCAATAGCCAAACTAACACCCATGCAAATGTTGCGGGTAAAGATGCCGCGCATTACCAACGTGCCGCAAATGCCATTGCAGGTATGGCAGGACGAAAAAACGCTTATTTATGACAATCGGTATGACAATCCAATCTTACCGAGTGAAATTGGCGGCTCGTTCCTATATCCAATCGAGGAACCATGGCAAGACGTGACCATTAGCCGTGCTGGACTCAATAACCAGCAGATTGCAGACAGCGTAAAGCAAGCCTTTTTAACGATCAATATGGAGGGTATGCCGCCAGCGCAAGCTAAAAAATACAAAGAGGGCATTACTAAGATGCTCAAAAACTATCGCGGACAGGTAGAGGACGCGTTTAAAGGCGGCGAGGCATTGTACGGTACAAGCTACCACGTATTACCACAATGGGGCGACAAGCAGATATTGCAATCAGTGGGGGATATATCACAGCGCCAAGCGCCGCTTAATGAGGGCACGTTAATGATCAACCTAAGACGCTTAGCGGGTGGCCTTGGTATCGATCTAGCACTTATTGGCTGGGCTGATATGCTGGCGGGCGGTCTAGGTGATGGGGCGGCGTTCCATACGTCAGCACAGATTATGAACAGATCCATGTTGATTCGTCAGGCTGTCATTGACGCACTAAACCACTTAATGAGTATTCACTGGGGGATCAAGTACGGTGAACACTTTGATTCTAAAGAGTACCCATGGCAGTTTGATTTTTACAGTGACCAAAACGCGGCGGCCTCACAAGCGCTCAACAACAAGCAGAACCGCGCCAACACAACAACCATTCAGGTACAGGCCATACAGATGATCAAGGAGTTGGGCTTGGACAAAGAAACGGCACAACTAATACTAGAAGACGAGATGGGTTATGACATGGCCATGGCCGAGAAGATCGCTATTTCTATTACCACGCCACCGCCAGCTGAGGGTGATCACATGATGATGCCTGATGGACAGCCAGCGCCACCACAAGACGATGAACTACCTGATGAATTGGACTTTGACGATGAAGGATAATTTTTTTACCGCAGGGCGTATTACTAATAGTTTTTCCATGAACCTAGAGCGCCACCAAGCAGCACTACAAGCTAGATCGCCAGCGGCGGCCATACAAGATCTTAGAAAAATGTATGGCAAAGTTAAGGCGCACGATATCTTATTGCAGTGTATGTACGTTGTCACGATCGAGGATATTTACAGCATTGGCGCTGGCATACCATGGTTTACCGACCAGTCGTTGAGCTATCTTGTGACCGAAGCTGATTTATCGCTAGGCAGTGCTGATGCTGAGTCGTTTCATGTTGGCGCGTTACCCTCCAGCTATTTAACGCAAAAAACCGCTGATGAAATGGACATGACATTCATCGAAACAAGCACAGGCGCAATCTTTAAATCATTCAGGGCTTGCTACGACTTGGCGTTCAATAAAGACGGCACGGTAAACGTGCCTAAAGATTATTGTTTTAAGCTAAGCATTGGCCTATTCAATCACAAAAAAACATACGACCCGCCAGCAGTTGCGCGATCTTGGATTGTAGCGGCCAAAAGCGGACGTACCGAGGCAAGCGCCATTGGCAGAAGTGAGGTTGTTAAAGAGACAATCACTTTTCAAAAAATGCGTCCACTTATTTTTGAGCGTTAACTCGCGGAACACCCCTAAAGCGCCCACCTAAAAACTTGTCAGAATAACCGTATCTTATTAATTACTCATAGGTACGGCTAAATGGCATACACCACACAGAATAAAGCGCACAGCACCCACCACATCCCAACCCCCAACGGTCAATCGTTCAGTCGGTACAGCCGTTATGAGACTGGCACTATCACTGGCAAACATCGTGACATGCCAGCCGTAATAGCTGATAGCACAGGCTTTGATAGCTTGGGTTTCGATAGCACGGTCGATAGTGCTGATGATAGCTGGCACGTTGTGAACGTTTTTGACTCGGTAAACACTTATATCGACAGTATGGCTATTGGCGGCGCGATGGATAGTGACCACGCGTTACATATCGCCAATGCACAGATGGACAGCTTGGGCGGCGCTACTTGTAAGCTCGTCACCAATAATGCCGCTCAGTTTGACGGTATTGATCACGATCATACATGGTCGATTGATGCCATTAACAAGTTAATGAGCAACCCCTCACAAAACAAAAGCTACCTACCAGTAATTACCGCACCTGAATTGATCGTTGAGGCTGAGCGCGTCACTTTTGATAGCGTGCAATGGAGCGATGATAACCATCTAATCAGCCATGGCGGTAAAGACAGCAACCTATACCTTGACCTTACCCGCGCCGATACCCGCCATGAACTTGTTACTGACTTTGATTTAGCAGACGCGCTTTTTGAAATGGACGCAGAGGAGGCGGGTTTTGACGCGTTGATGACAGAAAAACACCGCTTACACACCCTAAAGGATCGCTTGTTTCAAGCCATGGTACAGGCTGGTGATAAACCGCCAGCCATGCGCGAAAAAGGCGACACCACGCCAGCCGAAAAAGACACAGGTTTTTACGTGGCCAACGTCACGCAAACCAAAGAGTTTAAGCGCCAAGGCGTGATTAATATCGCGTTTGTCTTTGATTTGTCGGACGGCCAAAAGCTGTCTATTTGGTTCCACAAGCCGCTAGAGTCCTCATCCAAACTGCTACCAAGCGACTACATGGTGTCGTGGAAGTGGATGTTGAATAAGCGTGATGTAACCGCCGCCTTATCACCAAAACACGGCGAAAACGTGCAGTTGCCAGCGCTGGCACGCCGTATCATGCGTTTGGCCGCTAAGAACTCTAAACGCTTTAAAGCCGCGCAAGCACGCAAAGCTAAGGTTGAGCAAGAGCTATTGGACACAGAACAGATGGTCGCTGATAGAAAATCTACGATCAGCATGTTAGATATCGACATTATGGATTTAAACAAAAAAATCGATATGGCATTGCAAGCGCGTAAGGACGAGGCAGAGAAAGCGCCTGAGCCTGAGAAGCCAAAGGGCGGTGCTTTCTCAGAGGGTGACGCGGTTATATGGATGGGTGAGTACGGCGAGATCAGCCGTGGTACGTTCAAAAGTTATTCAGCTGATGGAACTATGGCCACCTTTATTGATGAAGGTGGCCAAATGAACGCGCCAGTAAGCCAGCTGATTTTCAATCCTGACGTACAGCTTACGGATGAGCAGATCGCAGCCCAAAGCGAGGCCAATAAGTACAACGAAATGGAAGCGGTTATCAGCAGCTTGTCTAAGTCCAGCAAGCGTTTTAAAGAATGGGATATGACCATAGAGTCTGTCCAAGCGCTACCTAAAGAGCAGTTTTTTAGACTGGCTGATGCGCTGGCAGCGGCCAAAATGCCAGCTTACGAGCAGCTATTGACTGCTTATCGCGTAGGTAAGCAAGATTTGATCGGCATTGCTCAATCAATCATGGACAACGAGAGATCAGCTGGCCAAACAACCATTGGAATTACTAAGCGCCGCGAGCGTTTGGCGCAAATATTAAACACCGAGTTAACGTTGGTGGGATCAAAAAAAGATGACAACAGCAATGAGGACGCGACAGTCTCTATCACAGGTCAAGAGATAGACGTGAGCGAGGGCGTAGACTTCAAAACCGCCAAAAACAATGCAATGGCTTATTTTGATGAAAACCTAAAAGACAAGGTAGTTTTTTGCCGAGCTATTGATAGCGATGTGGCCTTGAAGCGCCGTGGTGGTAAGCATATTGCAAAAGCAAATCATACATTCCGCGACAAATTACAGCTGGTTGCCGCGATTCCCGAAATGATCAAAAAAGGTAAGTATCACAGCTACACCGAAGCATACAAAGACAAAGCCCCGAATATATATGGTTACTATATTTTGACGGTATCGGTAGAAGTTGATGGTATCGCTAGAGATGCAAGAGTGGTACTTGAGAAAACAGATAAAGGCGAAGCGCTTTATGATATTGGAATAAACAAAAAAGAAGCCTTGGCAGCTCTAGGGGATGCTGTCTCAAACGAATCGTTTGATCGGCTCTCCGATCCCAGCCATTACCAAGGCTTAGATAAATCTTATCAAGATGATAATGAAAGTGTCAAGCAATTTGACAAAGTGCCAACGAACGATGAGGTAGCTAATGACTTGATCTTAAATATTTTCTTTGATGAAGATTTAGACCTTACCAGCGACACCACTACCGATAACAAAGTAACCAAAGGCAGCGTCAACGAGTCGACGACAGTCAAAGCCACTAAGATCAGCAGTAATTTTGCGCTAGTAGAAGCAAAAAAACTAATCGTATCGCATGATGCGGCAGGTGTTGCCAATCCTGATTTTCCACAAGCACTACAGCCGCGTGATCGTAGCGATAAAAAATCCGTTGAGGCGATCAAGGCCAATGCTAAAAAACTTCAACCCGAAAAACTAGGCCAAACAGACCGAGTGGGGAACGGTGCGCCTATCGTGGGTGATGACTTAGTTGTTGAAAGTGGCAACGGTAGAGCTATGGCCGTAAAGCTGGCATACGACAATGGCGATGCCGAAAACTACCGCGCATGGCTTGTTGAAAATGCTAATGAGTTTGGGTTTAGCGCTGAACAGGTCGAAAACTACAAACAGCCAGTGTTAGTGAGGGTTCGCACGACCGCTATAGATAGAATGGATTTTGCTATTGAAGCAAATCAAGACGGTTATCCACAATATTTCGATAACGAAGAAAGCGGCGATGGAGTAGAAAAAACCGTTTCAGTTTATGTCAACAGCCGTGGCCGCGTACTGGCCACCGTAACCGAACAGGCTGGCAAGTACCATGTCAAAGGCGAGAACTTTAGCGGCGGCAATTATCCTGATGATGCCAGCGTTCTAAAACAGCTTGAAGTGATCAAAGCAAGCAACGCGTCCATGAAGCTAAAAGAGGGTAAAGAGTTTTTTAGCGCTGATGATACTGGTAAGAGCTACCCGCCAGTAGAGCGCGATCAAGACGGCAACTATATCGCTTACATGGACAACACCAAAAAAGATCATTGGTCAGCAGCCATGCAATCGGACGGCAGCTTTATCGTCTACCCCGACAACGCCCAAACCCGCGCCTATAGAAACAGTAAGCCTAAATTCTTTGACGGCGTGGCAGACCTATTGGCCGCATACCCCGCGTTTAAAGGTATTGAAAAGCTAATCGCTGAGGAATTGCAAGCCGAAGCTGATTATGACGAATACGATGAGATCGACAGCAGCGAATACCCGCAAATGTTCCTAGACCGCAATAAGGACAAGCTAAACATTTTAGGTATTGGCGATGACGATATTCATGTCGGACTTGAAGACGACTACGAAAATAAATCGGATTATAACGACCTATACCACATTGACAGCGGCCTTTTTGCACGACAGACGCTAAATTTTGCCGATGCCGTTTGTAAGACCGTGGACGCGGCGATCTCGCTTGGCGCTGATGCTGTGGTTGGTGACTTTACCGCTACCGCTTATCAAAACTCAATGTTTGACGGCCTAGATAGTAAATCTAACCCAACTTACGGTATCACCGTTCAGATCGAAAAGGGCGGCGTTTACTTGCGTGCTGAGATCAATGCGTATGGAGAGTGCAAGATATTAAAAGGTGCAAGCGGTACTGACGTTATTACCACGATTAAGCACGTATTCACTGACAACACTAACGAATATCAATCAGCGCTGGCAGACGCGCTAGACATACAGGTAGATGAGGATATGACCACAACAGATACGCATGACATACCTGATGCCACTCTACCGGTCGAGCCAGCTGAAAGTGCACTTGCTAAACGTATCAATGAGATTGAGCAGCAAATGAGCACCGCCGACTTTGACCCCACGGCAGTTGATACTGACGAGCTCATCGACTTGGTAGATCAGGTTGAGGACGATGCCGAGCTTACCGCCAAGCTAGAAGCTATCAGCGTGACCTTGCAGCAAAAAACGATTGCTATCAGCTTAAGAGCCCTTACCGACATGGCTGGCGCGTAATGCTGGACACACCAGCCAACAACAAAAGCCAAAAGCCTAGCGGTAAAACGTTAGGCAGCGTTTGGCGTGAAAAAGGCTTAAACAAAAACCTTGTTGTAAAAATTAGACCAGTTGTTGAGGGAAATTTTGAGGGCGGCCAAGGTCAGCAGACCTATAACATTGATACCAGCCAGCCCACGGTTGAATCTATTTTTGAGGATGCCGATTTTTCCATCGAAAGCCAGTACAGCACGCCGTTTGAATCATCAAACCCTGAGGGGCGCCTACCTAACCTAATGGGTATGATCCAGTCCGGCCAAATTAACGCCGCTTACTATAGCTTGTTTGCCCTATCAAATGATCCAACTGGTGTGGGTGCTACGGTTGCCGAGGGTGTTTCAATGGCAGCTAATGTAACAGGCGTGGGTGACATGCTGAGCGAGTCTGAGGGCAAACTTCAAGGTTTGCTCGGGCGCTCAAACTTCACTAAGTTAAACAGCCGTCAGATATTCACGTCTTCTAACTCTGTGCGCATCACTGGCACGTTGTTTTTTCAAGCATGGGCTAACGCAAAAGTTGAGGTAGAAGACGCTTTACAGCAATTACAAATATGGTCGTCAGCCGCTGAACTATCTAAGCAATCGCTATTAGTTGGCGGGATAAAGGACGGTTTTTCTGAGGCCATGTTTCCCTCAATTATCCCCCCATTGGTACAACTTCAATACGGCGGTAAAACTTACAGCCCGATGGTAATTGAAAGTGTATCAGCACCTATAACGGCCCCCATGACCAAGGACGGCGACCGCATTGCCGTTAGGGTACAAGTCGTATTTTTATCATTAACCGCATGGGATGCACAAAACATCATCGACACAAGGCGCTAATCATGACCACAACACTAACCATCCAGCTATTAAATGAAAGCGTAAGCTTACCTGATCTCACTATCGGCGGTGCGATAGACATTGCTCATATACCGTCAGAGTTTAACGAAAAACGCCTGAGCGCTTTAATCGGCCATTTAATCGGCGATGCAGCGCTGGCAGGTCGATTAACCGCGCAAGAGCGCTATTACATACTGCTAAACCATCAAGCCACCACCAGCCACAAGTACAACGCTGATGACGCTGGCGCAAACGATGAGTATATGTTTGAAACCATCCAATCAGACGTGCCAAATGAGGTGCAGGTGGGCGAGCTGACAATCAATCACTTACTGGGCGCTCATGTTGTTGTTTTAGAGGGGATCTGCGAAAACGTGGCCGACTGGCTGATCGGACAAATGGCGTGCCAGCTTAGCGGCAATCTAGCCAGCATTATTGGTGGTGAAGACGTTGTATGGGAACCAATGCCAGCAACAATGACTGACAGCGAGATCAATGCAGCCATTCAAGAACGATTTAAGTTTATCAACGGTTTATCTGCTACGAGCAAGTTTAACGATCTTGTCGATGCCTATAGTAACGGCACATATCAGCTGGCGCACTTTGTCAAATTAGGTAGCGACAATAAAGGCTTAACCGTTATTAAGTCAGGAGGTGACGGCGATATGGAGCCGTCACGATTTCACACCCTTGACCATTTATCAGGGGCGGCCGCAAGACTTGCAACATGCCTTGCTTGAGGATGCTTTTACCATGGTGGAACACGGCAAAATGAGCTTATCAGAAGCCCTTAAAATGGGATTGTCTTTTGTAAAGTTGTATCGAGACTCACCAAGTTTTGAGCGCGTATCAAAAACTATTGAAGCCGAGCGTCTTTACAAGGTAGGGGTTATTGATCGTTTAAATGCAATTGTTACGACCAATTCAGCAAGACGATAAATATATAAAATTTAGCATAGTAAAAGGAGTGACACGGCATGAGCCACAAAGTCGCCACCGCAAAAATTGCGCTGGCAAACATTGTTGGTAACGGCGCGAATGTGGCTGCTGTCGGCGCAGGTGGTGAGGTTTTCGCCCGCGAGCTTGGTCAGACGCATTTGTTCTTGTACCTAAATTTACCCATTTGGGTATTCTTTATCTTGACCGTGGTGCTGGCCGCCATTGGATCGGTCGCATCCTTATACGTAGATGTAATGAAAGAGGCACGTTTGTCTTATACCCAAAAGTTTATGAATCTTGTGATGGGGTTTTTAGCGGGGTTGATCGGCGCATTTATCATTTTACCTACGTTTGTATCGAGTCCAACAATGGCGATGCTGATGTTTACAGGGCTATGTTCAGGGTTTGCAGGCACGCTACTGGTCTTCAATCTTGGCGAGGCTATCCGTAGTACTGAGCTCTGGGATGGTCTAAGAAAAATATTTACTACCTTCACCCTTAACGGTATCAAAACAATGGCAATGAGCCGCCTTAGGTTATTGGCTGCGTGGATTTTAAAGGAGGATGACAAGTGAGCTACCTATACACACTATTTGACTGGCGCTTGATCAATCTCATTGCCCCATTTATTGGTATTACCGTATGCGTTTACCTACTGATGAGTAAAAACACTTGCACGGTCCAAAAGTCAATATCAACCATATTGGCGCTGGGCGTACTGTCGTGGCTCATGCTTATTTGGGCGGACTGGGGCAGCACCATATTTGAGCCCTCTTATCAGAGTGCTTTAGCACGGGTAATCATGGTCTTTATGATGCTGATTGTGGCTTTTGTTTTACGCCGTGCGACCAAGCGCAATCGATCTTTATCAATCAAAACAAGGATATTATCCGCTGAAAATGAGCTGCTAAAAGAACAGCTTAATATCATGCGCGGCAAAACCGAACCTACACAGGAGTAATGCTTTATGACTACTACCACAGTCACCGACACCGATATCTTTGCCAAATTGCGTGAGCACGTATCAGGTACCAGTATGCTGACACAACTGCTTGTTGATACTACCAATAAGGCAATGGAAGACGCAGCATTTCGCGATGAGCTTATTGAGCGCTTAGGTGTAATACCTGCCGTATCAACAGAGAACAGACCATACAATCTCACATTGGCGAACCTTCGTAAGGTTTATCCTGGCGTCAATACTGAAGCGATTCCACTTATTTTAAAGTACGCACCGCAGTATGACATTTTGACTAAAAAGCAAATGTGTTCTTTTCTTTCAAACTGCATTGTTGAGTCCAACGGCTTTAATGCTAAGCGTGAAAGTTTTGCTTATACAGCAGGTCGATTGCGCCAGATTTTTAGCACTCGCATTGCCTCTATTGCAGCGGCTAAAAAATTATTGGCGAAAGGGCAGGTGGCCACGGCTAATTATCTGTATGGTGGGCGTTATGGCAATCGTCCTGGTACCAACGATGGTTGGGATTATCGCGGTGGCGGTATCATTCAAAACACGTTCCGTAGTAACTACTATATCTTGCAGAACATGACAGGTATTCCGTTTGGCGAAAACCCAAAGCATATTGAAGATTTAGAGAATGCAGTAAAAGCAGCAATGGCTTTTTGGCAGTTAAACGGCTGCAACACCAAAGCTGAAAAAATCAATACGTATGATGATGGTTATACACTAAATACGCTGACTTCAAAGGGTATTGAAACCAAAGACTATAAGATGAATTATGGCGCTCGCATTGTCCGTGAGACGGTCAATGGTGGACTAAATGGCTATGAGCATTTTTGTCAGACATTAGAAAAGTGCCTGCGGTATCTATAATAATATTTGTTTAAGGTTCAAATAGTAGTTAATAGACTTGATAAAACCCCATCAATAATGATGGGGTTTTTTGTTGGAACACTATAAAAAGCATACCTTTTTTGTTTGCCATAATTGATCATCTAAACACGATCAACTGGACCCATGGTTATGAAACAAAAACTCGCTCAATTAAAACGACTGCAGACAGCACTTACCAGCTTACAAGCGGCCACAAACATAAAGGCGCGCTTAATGGCCGCAAAAGAGCTTACCAACGTCTTAAAAGATATCGGCGCAATAGGGAACTTAACATTAAAAGAGGTTCGACAGGCCGCCAAAGATTATGAATTAGATGGCGAGTTTGATGACGAGTACAGTGACAATCCAAACGATGAGAATTATCGTTACGCCGATACCGGCTATATCGTAGGGTCGCACAAAGAACGTGCCAGTAGTCGTATTAAAGATTTGGCCAAAGACGGCATTACTGTTAAAGCTACTGATATTGAATGGGATGAAATCGAAGCTGATGCTTTAGTTGCTGAAGATGTGATTAAAAAATCTAACATTATGGGGAATGTCGATTATCAGGCGTTAAAAGATCAAAACGTGGAAGCCGGTACCGCCTATCTTATTCAAAAGGTTTTAGCATCTGTGGCACCTGAGCCTTATTGGGATGTAATGGGTTTCTTGCAAAATAGCACATCAGGGCGCCGAGTTATTGGTGGCCGTACTGAAAATAAGCTGAGACTTGCTGCGCATTTTAATGCTATTCCAATTGCTGATCAGAAGGCGCTGGCTCGTAGGGCCTATGTTAACGGTATCAATACGCTAAAATCACGCCTCACTGAGAATAAAAATATTATTGGTACCAGGGACCTGATTGCTGAGCTCAAAGCTATTGCCAGCGAAATGTCTGGTCACACTATTAGTGCATTGGATGAGGGCCAATATAATCAAGCAGTTTTTAAAGTAACAGAGCAAAGAGAGTTTATCGAAAATAAGTCTTTTGAGTTTGAGAGCGAATACAAGGCGGCTGAAAAGCTTGCACTAGAAACCTTGGATGTGCCTAACGATACTGCCAAGGAGCAAGGTTTTGTAGAATATGTGGGTGGTAGCTTTAGGGCTGCTCGCAGACGTGGTAGCTACTATGCACGGCAAACGTCAATGAGAAGCTGGCTTGCTGAGAAATATCCTAATATTGAATTCAACAAAAGATTTGCAAGAGATATAGCGCCGGTTGTCGTTAATGAGGATATTGATAAGTACAAAGAGCTTGTGGACGACGTCGAACGAATCGCTTTGGCTAACAAGTTAGTGGCGCTGGTTGATCCGCTATCAACCCTAGCATGGATATCACTAGGAGAGAGATTCTGGAATATTGTAGAGCTGCAGTCAGACGCCTTTATCAAACATGCCAATAGGGCCATTAAAGGTAAATACAATGACTGGGAATTAACTATTAAGCCTGATAAAGGTCCATCAGATGAGCAAGGCAAGCATAAGGGTAAAAGAAAGAGCACTTTTGAGTTGATTGTTGCTGACAGTATTGAACGTATTGGCGGTGACCCGGTAATGATTAACTCTACTGAAGAGTTAAAGGATACGTTTGGCTTCCGTGATATCCAGTCAGGTAATTGGGTATTGAAGGATAAAACCAGTGCTAAATTTCACGTTGAGAATGCGGCAGCCGCTATGATGGACCTATCAGACATTGTGGGAATTGATCCTAAGTCCTTGGCTTTTGGTGGGAGGCTAGCACTGGCTTTAGGTGCCCGTGGTACTAAAGGAGCCTTGGCACATTATGAACCTGTTCAGCGTGTCATCAATATTACTAAAATGAAAGGTGGCGGTTCACTCGGCCATGAGTGGTTCCATGCGATCGATAATATCTTGGGCGAAGTATTAGGCGTAGATGGTGCGACTGGTGCTGGCAAGTACTTAAGTATTGATCCTATGATGGTAGCTGAGAAGTCAATCAATCTGTCAGTAGCTTTTGCTAAGCTACAAGAGGCCATGAAGAATGGCGATGTTAGAGCACCTGAAGTATTCAGAATTACTGATAAGGATGTAGAACTTGCGCTACTTAATATCAAAGAAAATAGTACGCGCTTGGCTAAACTGATATTTGACGCTAAAGATGCTAAGGAGGCAGTAGATATTGTTGATGCAAAACTTGGGTCGCCACATAGGTCTAAACGTAGAAAAAATCATAACCAATGGCGCAAGGTTGCCGTTGCGTTTTTTAACCAAGATAAAATAGGGGAACCGATTGTTTTAAGAACCGGTGAGCTTATATCAGAATTTTATGCCAATTCTAAGAAGCTTGATGCTGAGCGTTCAAAGCCTTACTGGTCAACAACACACGAAATGGCCGCACGTGCGTTCCAAGCATTCTTAGAAGATAATCTCAAAGACAAGAACAGACGTAATGATTATTTAAGCTATGGGGCAGATAATGCGCTATACGGCGGCTATCATCAGGCTTATCCTGAAGGCGAAGAACGTAGGAAAATTAATTTGGCCTTTGAGAGCTTGTTTGAGGTGATTAAAAGCGAGAAAATCTTTGAGAACGCTAGTGCTGACCAAGCCATGATGGATGCTATCTTTGGTTCGTCTAGTGTCTTCTTTGATGATAACTATAGAGATATACACTCACGGCAGTTATTTGATTAA